GCCTTTTAATGGCACTCACACAGTCACCGATGATTTAATTGGCCCTTATGTATTTACCGCAGCCATCACAAATGCAGACATACTGGAGAAGAACATTATCCCAGCCGGAAACGCTGCGCTCTCTGGACTATCGACCTACGTCGGAAACCCCAACGTTGAGTCTGCAGTTTTGGCTATCTCTGTCGAAATTTTCCAAGCTCGAACCGCAGCTGGTGGACAAATCGAAGGCGTAGATTTCGCCGTAACGCCTTATCGCCTATCTAAGAATTTATTAGCCAAAGTAACTGGCCTTCTTGGGCCTTATCTTGATGTCGAAACTATGGTGGGTTAATGCCCAGCATAGCCACAGACGTTCGAGGCGCAATTAAGACAGATCTAGCAACTGTCAGCGCTAACATTTACGATTCAGTTCCCGAAGCACCTATCGTTCCAGCCGTTGTGATAGTTCCTGATTCGCCTTATATGGAAATGGACGTTATTGGTAAAGCCACAACGAGAGTTAAATTAAATTACACAATTAGCGCTTGTGTTGCTTATTTTTCTAACGCAGCAGCTCTTGATAATCTTGAGCAATTAGTTATGAGTATTCTTGGAAAGTTAAATGCTTCCAAGTATGAGTTATCGATAGTCGAAAGACCAACGGTAACCGAAGTCGGAACGACAACTTTGCTCGTTTCCGACATCCGCTTGAGCGTCCGCTACGAGCAAACAACCTAAGGAGATAAAGTGCCAACGACAGTAATCACCGGTCGCGATGTCACATTTACACTTGACTCGTCCAACTACGATGCTCAAGCGACATCAGCGACACTTTCTTGCGACACTATTATCGAGACTTATCAAACTCTCGATGGTCGCGCGTATAAATCATTGGATAAACAATGGACTTTCACAATCGAATTGCTTCAAGATTGGGGAGCCACAGGATCGTTATTTGAAGCTATGTGGACAGATGCAGAATCAAATCCAAACACCACCCTTGCTGTTTCCTTTACTGCTGCATCCGGCGCAGTATTTGCTTTCAACGTATTGCCAATCTTCCCAAGCGCAGGTGGAGCAGCTCCTGGAGCACTCACCGACACTTGGACAATGACAGTCGTTGGAACGCCAACAGAAACCTTCAGCTAAGAGATCGGAGCATCGGGAGCTATGAAGTCACAAATTAATATCACTTACAACTCGGGCGATCAAGCGAGTTATATCGCGCAACCGCCCGAGTATGCAAAGTGGGAAAAGGCGACTGGTAAAAATATCAGCGAGCTTGGCGGAGTCTGGGACATTTTGTTTTTGGCTTATAACGCTATGAAACGCGAAGCTGGTAATAAACCAGTTAAAGCTTTTGAAGTGTGGATGGATACGGTTGCCGATATAACGACTGAGGCACTCGACCCAAAATCCACAGCATCGGAAGCCTAAATCGTCTGCTAATCGATTTAGCAATCGCGACGCAGATTCCGATGCGAGAATGGACAGACGCGGACGACATAGCCACCGCGATTGAGATTTTGAAGGAGCGAAATGGACAGCGCAATAACATACGACCGCGCTGAACTTCGCCGCATCACTAGCGCGTTCAAGGCTATGGATCAAGAGGCCACAGACCAAGCTCGAACTGAATCAAGCGCATTAGCTCAATATGCCGCAGATCAAATTAAAATTGCTGCTGGTCGTCGAATTGTTTCTGGCAAAGCTGCGCAACGAATCGCCGATGGTGTAAGCATTTCTAAAAGTTCCAAAATTGGCGAATTCAGTTATGGCTTTGCTCGACAGAAATTTTCGGGTGGAGCAACGACTCAAATTCTTTGGCCGGGTATGGAATTTGGTTCAAATCGTTTTAAGCAGTTTCCTCGTCGCACTCCTAGCAAAGGTCGCGGCAATTCTGGTTATTTTATTTATCCAACCTTGCGTCAAATCCAACCCGAACTAATTCGGAAATGGGAAAGCGCCTTCGACAAGATTGTGAGTAAATTCGACTAATGGCCGGATCAAGAACTCTTAAACTTTCCATCCTTGCTGATGTCGATCAGCTCCGTCGTAATCTTTCAACAGGTAGCCAAGAGGTTTCATCCTTTGGCGATCGAGTAACTGACTTTGGTAAAAAGGCTGGGCTGGCTTTTGCCGCAGCTACCGCTGCTGCTGGTGCGTATGCGGTCAAATTAGCTGTTGATGGAGTTAAAGCGGCTATTGAGGATGAAGCTGCTCAAGCTCGTCTAGCTGGCACTTTAGAAAGAGTCACAGGGGCAACACAAGCCACAATTGCAGCCACCGAGAATTGGATTACAAAACAAGGCATCCTTTTAGGTTTTACCGACGATGAATTAAGACCCAGCTTAGACCGACTTGTTAGATCGACTGGAGACGTTACTAGAGCCCAAGATTTAGCGGCTTTAGCGATGGACATTTCTAGGGCCACAGGTCGAGATTTAGAGACAGTATCAAACGCATTAGCGAAAGCAAATGAAGGCAATTTATTATCGTTGACTCGTTTAACGGGTGGCTTTGAAAAGGGTGAAGTTGCAGGTAAAAGTCTTAGTGACCTATTACCCGAATTACAAAACCGTTTTCAAGGCGCAGCTGAACAAGGCGCTGAAACGATGTCCGTCCGTATGGAAAGACTTAAAATCGCTTTTAGCGAAGCTAAGGAGACCGTCGGCGCTTATATTATTCAAGCTCTTACCCCTCTTGTTAGTTACATCGCAAATAACGTTCTACCTCGACTAGCTGATCTTTCAACGCAATTAACAACCGCGCTTAAGCCAGTCGTTGTTGATTTAGCTGCCGTTTTTAATAACGTCATCCTTCCAGCTTTGCAAGCGGTCAATAATTTTATTAGGGATTATCTCGCTCCTATTCTTAGCAATTTACTAAAGCCTGTCGTTGATGGTCTTGTCAATGCTTGGAATTCTGTGGCTGGAGCAATTGAACGCAACCGCGATGAATTACAACCTTTTATCAACTTGCTTCAAGTATTGTTAAATTTTATCCGCGATCAATTTGCGCCCACAGTAGGAACAATTTTAGGCAATTTATTGACGCTAATTGGCTCTGTTGCTGGGTCAGTTATTGACATTTACGCAACTGCATCTAATCGCATCATCACATTTATTCAAAGCACTTACAATCGTTTTATTGATTTTAGGGATGACGTTAGAGACTTGGCTTCGGGCATATTTAGCCCAATAGTTAATGCTATGAAGGGCGCTCTCAATACCATTATTGGATATTGGAATCGCTTGGATTTTAGAGTCAGTTTTACAGTTCCAGATTGGGTTCCGGTCATCGGCGGTAATAGTTGGAGTTCGCCCGACCTATTCCCTGATATTCCATATCTTGCTAAAGGCGGTATTGTTACAAAGCCGACGCTAGCGATGATTGGTGAAGCTGGCCCCGAAGCCGTTATCCCCTTATCTAAAGCTGGTTCAATGGGTGGGGATATAAATATCACCGTCAATGGCGCTATCGATCCGGAATCAACCGCCCGACAAATTATCCAGATTCTTAATAATTCAGCCTATCGCGGAACTCTTGGAGCTGGCGCGCTGGTATGAGTCTTTGGTCTCCCGAGTGGAAAATACTGATTCAAGGTAATGATTACACCTCGGCTACCGTTGCCAATTTAACAATCACTCGCGGTCGTTCAAGTATTTATGAGCAACCTGTGGCCGGCTATTGCTATTTACAATTAATTGATTTAGTTGAAGATAATTTTAATTTACAAATTGGGCATCAAATAACCGTCCAACTAAAAAATTCGGCTGGCAACTATGTATCCATTTACGGCGGATTTATCAGCGATATTGCAACGTCGGTCGTTTCTACTGGTTCAAATGCCACCGTTATTGGAATTAACATTACTGCTCTTGGCGCTCTCAGTCGCTTATCGCGCACCAATTGGGATGGCGCATTAAGTAAAGATGATGAGGGCACACAAATCTTCACAATCGTTTCGGAAGTCTTAGCCAACGACTGGCAAGAGTTACCAGCCACAGAAACTTGGCAGAACTACACCCCTGCCACAACGACTTGGGCAAATGCCGAAAACATTGGATTGGGGCAGATTGATACAGGTGTTTATGAAATGGTGGCTCGAGCTGCTGATTCGATTAACGCTTACACTTACGTCGCGCAGTTGGCTAATTCCGCTCTTGGAACTGTTTATGAAGACGATGATGGCCGCGTTGCCTACGATAACCAAGATCACCGACAGGACTATCTCTTAGCCAATGGCTTTACAACCCTCAGCGCCAAGGACGCTTTTGGTATTGGTATCCGTTCACAAATACGTTCGGGAGATTTAAGAAATAGCGTTACGGTTATCTATAAGAATGGTCAGACGGTTATCGATTCTGATGCTACTTCGATACTCAACTTTGGCACTTATGCCGAAATTATCGACACAACTCTGGATCTCCAAGCTGACGCCGAAGCCTTCGCTGAGCGGCTAATTTTGCTGCGTTCCTTCCCTCGTCCAATTCTTGACGCGATTTCCTACCCTCTTGAAAGCCCTGAGCTTGACAACACCGACCGCGACGCTCTCATCGACATATTCTTAGGCCAACCAATCGAATTGACCGACCTGCCCACCGCTATTTCATCTTTGCCGTATCAAGGCTATGTGGAAGGCTGGACGTTCCAAGCTGGCTTTAATTCAGTCAATTTAACCTTCATCCTTTCGCCGCTTAACTATTCGGGTTATTGGCAGCGTTGGGAGCAAGTCAACGTCCTAGAAAAGTGGAATACGCTCAACAATACCCTACAATGGGAAGACGCGATAGGAGTAATTAGTTAATGCCTACAACCTCGAATTTTGGCTGGACGACCCCAGCTGATACGGATTTAGTTAAGGATGGCGCAGCCGCCCTTAGAACGCTTGGGAACGGTATCGATACGTCGATGGCTGATCTCAAAGGTGGAACTACCGGTCAATATCTAGTCAAGCAATCCAATACCGATATGGATTTCACCTGGACTACCAACACCGCCGATATTGATGGCATAACTGCAACCTCGCCATTAACGGGCGGCGGAACTTCTGGGACAATTACCGTCGGAATTCAAGATGGCACAACAGCGCAAAAGGGTGCAGTCCAATTAACAAATTCAACTTCTAGCACTTCAACGACTACTGCGGCAACTCCTAGCAGCGTTAAGACGGCATACGATCTTGCAGACGCAGCAATTCCTAAATCTCTTGTCGATGCAAAAGGTGATTTAATTGCCGCAACAGGTAACGACGTACCAGCTCGTTTAGCAGTCGGAAATAATGGCGACACACTTGTCGCGGATTCTGCCGCTAGCACAGGACTACGCTGGCAGGGTAATTATGCGGCTGGTAAGAATAAAATTATAAATGGTGATTTTAATATAAATCAACGTTCTTTTACTAGCAGCACATCAGCCTCAGCGACTTATGGTTTCGATAGATGGCTAATGGCTCTATCGGGTGCGACTGGAACTTATAGCGCGGAAACTTTCACTTTAGGCACAGCACCAGTTGC